TCCTAAAAGAGCTTGGAAAGAAGGGATATTTGATTACTTCTGATATTTCACTACAGGATCAATATGAGTCTGATATTAATAGACTAAGACTGAGATGGCCTTCAATTAAAGGTATTGATAATTATAATTGTCATGTTAATGGTCTTCCATTTTCTCTTGGAGAATGCCGAATGAGAAATATGGGCTACGATCAGGCAATGGCAAAACTTGACTGCGCTAATACTTGTGAATATTTGCAACTAAGAGGAAGGGCTATTGATTCACCAATCACAGTTCTTAACTATGCATTCTGGTTAATTCAAAGAAACTATGTTGCTCCAAAGATGGAGGCTGGTGAACGTCCTATTCCTTTTAAAAAGAGAGACTTTGTATTTTTTGATGAAGCGCATAAGATTGACGATATTGTACAAAATCATTTTTCTCCTCAGGTAGATAATTTCCTTCCTGACCTGTTAAGTGCTCAATCTAACTTTTTAATTAAATCAGGAGTAGAGGCGCCTTCAATAAGTAAGGCCTATTTAAACGACATTGTTCAGGACCTAATTAGAGTCCAGGATCGTAATCAACTTCTTGGAAAACTAAAAGAATTGGAGAAAATACTTGTTCAATATCTTGCAAGTAGACCGGCTGCTGAAAATATTGTTAAGCGGATGTTTGGCCAATTCAATGAGAAGACGATGACTCCTAATTGGAAGAAGGCATTTGGAAGATTTGATAGAATCAAGGACATTCATTGTAAGATCGAGGACTACACTAAATTAATAAGAGAGGTTGGAATTGAATCAATGGTTTGGGATCAGCGAAATGATGAGGTTAAATTTATGTGTACTGAAGAGGCGATTATGATTCAAAAGTATCTCCATGCCCAAGCTGGATTTAAAGTCTTTATGAGCGCTACAATTGGAGGACCAAGAGAATATGCAAAGGTGATGGGAATTAAAAGTGCTAAGTTTATCAGATTAGACAATGCCTTTAATTACGAGAAGTCACCTGTTATCTTTGTTAACAAGCATAAGTTATCATATCGACACAAAGAGAAGAGTTTACCGAAGGTTGTCGAAATACTTGACAAGATCATTAGTAAGCACAAAGGACAGCGTGGAATAATCCATACAGGATCCTATGAGTTTACAAATTATATTAAGAGCAACAGCAAGCATACGTTTAGATTAATGGACTATGAGAATTCTAAACAGAAAGGAGATCTATTAGAACTATTTAAACAAAAGGAAGATGCTGTATTTATGGGCCCATCTCTTTTAGAAGGGCTTGACTTAAAGGACGATATCAGTAGATTTCAAGTCTTTTTTAAAGTTCCATACCCAAACTTAAGAGACCCTCTCATTAAGGCAAAGATGGAAAAAATGCCAGGTTGGTATGATTGGAAGACTGGAATTACTATCATGCAGGGAGTTGGAAGAAGTGTAAGAAGCGAAACAGATTGGGCAATTACATATATTATAGATGGTAGTTTTATGAATCTGATAAATAAATCAGAACTATTTCCACCAACATTCACTGAAAGAGTTAAAACAATAAGATAATGGGATTTAATAAACTAATGCTACCTGACCTTGATAGACTCAAGGAGCAGCTATTAAAGGATGGAAATGAAGAGTTCGCAAAACACTGGGTTAGAAGATATGCTAAAAGCGATGCAATAATCGGACCTGAAGATTCTTCTGAATTCATTAAACAATTCATTGAGAAAGAATATGAGAGCAACCGTATTGAATCTACTCGGTAAATTGATTAGAACATTAATAAAGATTAAAAATAAAATGACAATGAGCGAGGTAAAAACAGAAAATCAAATTTATGTTTGGACTAAAACTGAAAAGGCCGGAACAATAGTCCAATTAGCTGAGAAACAAGAGAGTGAAGAATGGATTTACTTTACTGATGGAACTAGAGTAGGGTCAAAAGTATTGAATGAGGTTCTTATTCCAGCTAAAGACGAAGAGGATGCAAAAGAAATTTCAAAAACATTCGGTGGAATTGGAGGAGAAGTTGAAAAGACTTCTACTGAAAAAAAATCACAAAAAACCGAACGTAGAATAACTGATGGTAAATCAGCACCTGATCCTGAGATTAATGTAATGATGGAGATGCTAAAGAAGATGAGTACTAAGAACCAGGCCGAAATGCCAGTTCTAGTTAATATACCATCAAATCAAGTATATGAGATGCTTAAAGAACAAATGGATCTAGAAGATTCTGATTTAAACGAACAGATCGGATTGCTTATAGAAAATCAGATAAATAATCTACAAGACCAGTTAAGGTCTCAAATTCAAAGTTTTATTACTAATTATTACACAAAATGAGCGAAAAAACACAAAAACCAAATTTCCTAAACAGGAGACAGAGAAGAGAAATGCTAAGACAGAGAGGAATTCTACGAGCAATTTCTAAGATGTCTTTTTTTTCAGAGACAAAGACTAAAATTCGTGAGCAAAATCGCGAAGATGGTAGAAAAAGACATGAAGCATGGGTTGATCACTTAGAGACTATACACCATAGTGGTTTAGAGGAAAGATTAGCTATCGCTAAAGAGAATTGGAAGGCTTCTGGTTATAACCAAGAAGAGATTGATATGCTTGAAGAAGCATGGGCAATAGGTGCTGTTAAAAATAAAGAAACTTATCGTGAAGATAAGAAAAAGAGACTATCACTACAAAAAGAGGCTGAAGCTTCTAGAAGAAACAGATAAAAAGAAAAATATGATAACGGTTACTATTGAACCGGCAGATAACGGGGTCGTTAAGATTGTATATGACGACTCCGTTAATGGTGCTGGAGAAGAACATATTTCTAGAGTTGTGTATGATTTCGATCAGGATCCAACAAAAGAAACTGCAGTTAGGTTTTTAGAAGACTTAACTCTCGACCTTGGTATGGAGACTGGTTCATATTTAGATCCATATGAATTAGTATTTAATATGAAGATTGGAAATCCAAACTTGGTTGATGTTGAAGAGGTTAAAAACGAGATTAAAGAACTAAAGCAAGAAATAAAAAGACTTGAGGCATCGATAAAGAAATAATGACACTTAGAATAGCAGGCATTTGGTGCAAAACTAGACAAGAATTTGATAAGCACACCAAAAACAAAGATTATGATCTCGTTATCTCACATAACGATATCTATAACCGCCTGCTAAAAAGTGATCCGAACGACGCTGAACCATCCGATACTATTATCTCACTCTACATACAAAGGTTATTTAGAACAATACCTACCAAATTTGATTCTCTAGACCATATGAATGTTGCCTTTCTATTTAAACACCTTGACAAAGAGACTGTTTTAAATTTTAAAGGATTTATTGAAGACTCCTTTCCTAATAATCAGATTGACCTAGTTATTATAGACCGTTGTGATTTCCCAAAGAAAGGTGTTTTAAGTCTTTTTGACTCCGTTAAATTTATTGATAATGATTAAGCATAAAGTCTTTAATAAAGGTGAATATGTACAGGCATTAATATCTACAACACAACAGCCAAATATTTTAATTCCTGTACGTGGAATGATATATGATGTCAAGTTCGATGATGTTAATCCACAATATCAAATTAGAATTAAGAAGTTTTATGATACTATGTACTTCTTAAAAAAGAATATGTTTGGTGGAAGGTTCATTAGAGACTTTGAGGGCGGTGAAACTAGAATAAATGCAAAGCGAACTAACTATAAGAATACTGATGATTTAGTGCAAAATCTTTTTGATGGTAGTAATTGGGAAAAGTATTTAATTGTTGTAGATTCCGTATTTTGCACTAAAACTCTCGATGAGCAAAGAACTCTATTTAACAACCTACAATCTTTTATGATCGAGCAAAAAATAAAAGAAATCTTTGAGCTTTCGAATCGATATCCATACCGAAAGGCAAAAGGTGATTTTGCGTACGAGTCTAAGGGTGATTTTATTACACATTTAAAAAAGTTTTTAGGGGACAGGCTACCATCTGATGAAGAATGGTTAGATAATATGTTCTACAATCCTACTGCTAAAGAGATGGATCTAGGAGAGTGGAAGTAATAACATAATAACAGGGATATATAAAGAAAAATAAACCTGTTAATGGCATCTATTAGAGATATACAACAAAAAGCTACCGACGCTTTAGATAGTGTAAAAAATGCTGGATTGCAATTCGTAGAACAAGATGAAGCTCTTGGGTACAAATACAGAGAAATTCTAAGCGGTGGAGAGTTCTTTTCACCAAGTATTATTGAGGGTGCTATTGGTAATCCTCCAGCATCACCTACAAACACCGATGGCGACGGTAAGAGCATAACAGAATCTGAAGTGGGTGGTTCAGGACTATATAACTCTAAGACAGGACAAAAGTCAAGAATATACAGTGTAAATCCTAAAATATCTGGAACTGGCGATAATGCAAAAATAGAAGACCCAGGAGATCCAGTTTCAGCAGGATCTGCAGTGGCTTCTCGTTTTAATAGATGGTCGCTATTTAAAACCACTAATGTTGATGGAGAAGGAAAAACTAGCGAGGGAGACTTAAAAGATAAAATGTCTCAATCTCTTACGGGTCTTGCAGGGCCAGGTAATAGGATTCTTAACCCTACTGCCAGAAATATTGTTACCTATTCACAAGATAAAGCAGGTAATAAAGATTACGATAAAGCAAGTTTTCATTATGACCTCGCAGATTTTATTCAATGTGAACATTATGGAGAGATTAGCAATGATTACTTAATAACCTTAAGAAGATTTCCATATCCAGTAGCAGATGACATACTCTACCCTAAAGTATTTGACTCTGCGGGAAAAGCAGTAGATGCCCAGCAGCCCGACATTGCTCGAGCCTTAACGTATCTTTCTCCTTCTCTTGGAAATGATATTAAGTCTATTTTAAATTTTAAGGTTGGTTTTAATTGGAAAGACGTAGAATCACAAGTACAGGAAATTACTAAATCAACGGGCAGTAGAGGAACACTAGGAGCATCTATCGACGGAAGTCCACTTCTTTCTGCACTTGAAGCAGCCTCAAACGGTAAAAGCGCTGCAGAAGCTGCGGCTATTAGAGACAAGGGAGCTGGATGGGATCCAACGAAAGAAACTTACCCTAATAAAGTATTTGGACCCTATAATGTGATAAAAAATATTTTGACAAGAGAGCAGGGTCTTAAATTTGAGCAAGACTTTACTCTAACATTCTATTATGATATTAGAGGATATGGAAATACTTCCCCGAAAGCAGCATTTATGGACACAATGTCTAATCTATTAGCACTAACATATAATAATGCTCCTTTTTGGGGAGGAGCTACTCGTTATTTAGGAAGCGGTAGTGTAGGAAAGCCGTTTGGTGATTTTAAAAAATTAGCATCTGGTGATTATGAAGGATATTTTAAAGGCCTAGGTGATCAATTTGCGAAAGGTTGGAGTACTGCAACTGAGGGTATTAGTACTGATAGTTTTGGAGCATTCTTTAGCAGTCTTGGTAATTCTAAGATTGCTGATAACATTATAGGAGGTGGATTGATGAAATTATTGAATGGACCACAAGGTTCCGCGGTTGTAAATTCTTTTATATCTGGAGACCCTACTGGAAATTGGCACTTAACTATAGGAAACCCAATGATGCCAATGATGATGGTTGGTAATTTAGCGATGGAAGACGCCCAATTCGAATTTGAAGGTCCTTTAGGCTATGAAGGATTTCCTAGTAAACTTAAAGTTACAGTAACACTTAAGCCTGGAAGACCCAGAGATAAGGGTGAAATTGAAAGTATGTTTAACGCTGGTAAAGGCAGAATGTACCTACAGTCTGATGGATATAACCCGGAAAGCAGCGAAAAAATCATTACTGCTTATGGTAAAGAGAAAACTGCAGATGAAATGAATATTAGAGTATCTGATATTGCAAATGGATAATGTATTATGGATTTAAGAACAATAGTAAATAAGATAAACGACGGTACTAAGCTGTTGCTAACTATACCTACGATTCTTTTTAGAAATAGAGAAACTGTAGCTTTGATTGAGTCGGCACACACTGTTAGCCCATATGAAGAGGGAAGACCTGATTTAATAGCGGCAAAATATTACGGTGATGTTAGTGGACTTGATATTATTCTAAAGTACAATAATATCTCTAACCCCTTTTCAATTAAGTCAGGTGAAATATTAAAAATACCTACAAGGTCTCCAAATCTTAAAGAATTTAAAAGACCAAAAGAAATAGAGGAGAATATTGTTAAGCAGCAATTTATTGACACTAAAAGGTTGAGCAAAAAAGACGCTAACAGGATTAAAACTCTTCAAAAGAAATATGGTAAGGAAAATCTACTGCCACCAAATGTGATTCCAGTAGGTAAAAAGACATATGCTTTTAAAGAAGGCAAGATTATTTTTGGAAAACAGGCACAAACTGACCCTGTTGCCGAGCAGATAATAAATGACATTACTCGAGGTGGACAGAAATATAATACATAAGAATGGCTGTTGATTTATCAAATAACATATTAGCTCTTGTAGAGCCCGCAATAGAGCCAAAGGCTTTAGAGGGCAACGCGATGGGCGAAGATTCAAGTAGTAACGATAGAACTTCAAAGACTACTGGTATTGAAAGACCTGTTGTTTTAGTGAATACGTATCCATTTCAAAAAGATGACGTTGTTTCTTTTACACTTTCTTCTACAGGACCCTATCCTACAGTAAGTGTTACATTAGTTGACACTAGAAAAGTATTTACAGTTGACTCTTTTCCAAGAGACGGTGACAAGATGACTGTTTTTATTAATTCAAAAAACGAAAGCACCTATAAGTCTATTCATATGGACTTTGAAATTATTGACATATCTGCCTCTCGTGCTAAGGAAGGTGATCTAAATAAAGTTAGGATTTCTGGTAGAGCAAGTATTCCTAAGCTATTCTCTGAAAATTGTCAAGTTTTGGAAGAAAATACAGCATTAGAGCATTTAAAAACAGTTGCTACTGAGTTAAAGCTTGGTCTGGCTTCAAATATTGATGAAACTACAGACTCACAGGCTCGAATTCAGCCCTACATTAACTATCTTGACTTTATAAGCCAGATAGTTTCAACTTCATATATTAGCGATGATTCGTTTCAACATTTTTTCATTGATTCTTATTATTACTTAAATTTTATCGATATTAACAAAATATTTAATGCTTCAAACCCAAGCATTGAAGATTTTCAAGAAACTTTAAGTAGTCTTCCAGTTTCATATGCCGAAGAGGCGGAGAGTAGTGAGAGTAATGATAATATTGAAACTAAATTATTTCTGACGAACAAGAGTAATTTTAGTTCAAGTAATAACTACATTGGGAAATATAATATAATCAACCAATCTAATTATATTAATGAGATTCATGGGCATTTTAGAGATGTCCAAATCTACGATGATAATGCAGAAGAGAGATTAGATGAATTTAGAGTTGAGGCGCTTTCAACTAATCCAGAAAACTTAAAAGACATACAAGAACCATTGAAGGGCAATAGAGAAAGTGAAGCCTATCTTGATTTAGTGAAACACAAATACATGGGAAGACAGGATGTTGGTGAAGAAGGACTTGGGAACGTCCATAGTAACTACATATTTTCTCAATTACATAATCGAAGAAATCTAGATGAGCTAGAAAAGATTAAACTAGAAGTTACTCTTCCTACTTTTAATCCAAGTCTTTATCGCTATTTAAAGATACCTGTGATGATATATCATGTCGACAAAGAGCCTCTTAAAGTAGCGCATAATTATGATAAAGCCAAAGAAGAGAAAGGATTTACAGACTCAGCAATTGATAATGGACCTAGAGATGATGAAGAACCGGATCAAGTATTGGATCAATTCTTAAGTGGGTACTATATAATTGAGTCAATTGACATTTCTTATAAAAGTTCAATTGGTAATTTTACACAAAAGGTTACACTTACCAGAAGAGAATGGCCGGCTAGAATGAGCGCGATCTAAATAAAATACATATACTAGATGCAAGATTTTAAAAACACAAAAGACTTTAGGAAAACTAAGATTTTTGATCCGATATATGACGATCCAACATATCTTTCGTTCTTCTTTATGTTTGACTATTACACCGAACACTCTCCTTTATTAAATGGAGATGCTGTCTCTTATTTGAAAAATGTAATAGGCGATACGAAAAGAGCAGAATCCCTCGAAAACTTTATTAAAATCTTAAAGAAGGTAAACTCTGAATATCCTTGGTTTTGGCAAAGCGTTTCAGGTCTTGAAACTGCTAAACAATACGGTAATATGGCTGATCCCTATTGGGGAGAAGATAAAGCAATTGACATAGGATGTCTTGAAACGGTAGAACTTACTGTTTCAGGAATGATGGACCTTTACAAAAGAGCGGCATATGATTTTAATAGATGGGTAGAAGTAATACCTGCAAATTTAAGAAGATTTTCTCTACATATCTGGGTTTCAGAGGTAAGAACATTTAAGACGTCAACATCAAAGACTGCAAGTTCTGCGCTAGCTGCAAATCAAGCTAACCCAGCACTTGACGTATTAGGCGGTGACGGTAGTGTAAAATCAGTTAAGCCCTATTTTAAAGTAGAGTTAAGTCATTGTGAATTTGACCCTGATTCTACAAGTTCTATTTTTGCAGATCTTAATAGAAGCCCAGAGGGACCTGCAGCCCCATCAATTAAAATTAAATGGAAAGGCGTACATACCCATGGTGAATATGCTAACTCAACTATCAGTGAAGAGACTGGTGGTTTTGGAAAGATGCTTGGAGATATTGCAAAAGAAAAAGCTGGAACTATAGTCGGAAGCGCCGTTGACCGAACTGTTGAAAATTTAACTGCAAAACTTCTACTTGGAAATGTACACGGTGCAAGCACACTCTCAAGTATACAAGACGCCGTAAGAGCTGGTTCGGTTAATGGAATCGCAAATGTTATCAGGGGTAATAGTTCTCGAAGAGGTGCAACTCCAAGTGGAGAGCTCGGAAAGGCATATGACGCAGTTGCACTTGATAGTGAGGGACCAATCAACGAAAATATACATGATGCAGTTGCACTTGATAGTGAAGGGCCTCTCGGTGGAAACGTACATGACAGTGTCCCATTTGACAGTGAAGGACCAATCAACGAAAACGTATATGAATAATGGAGACTACCAAAGAACTCAATAAAGATAATTTAAGAGATACACATTGGCTTGGTGAGGTTTTAGATAATGAAGATCCGCTAAATAATGGTAGATGCAAAATTAAAGTGTTTGGAAAGTTTGACTTAATTCCGGTTGAATCTGTTCCATGGGCTTCTCCAATGAATCGCAATCTACCAGGAGCTCACGCAGTTCCTAGGGTTGGAGACGTGGTTGCCGTTAGATTTGATAATGGAAACATATATCACCCAGAATATTCGTTTCAGGTTGATCAGAATGATTCCTTGAAGAGTGAAGTTCTTGAAAATTCAGAAGAACCACACAACGTAATTTCAATAGTATATGACGAAGAGAGAAACTTAAGAGTCTATTATTCAGTTGAAGACGGTCTTGTAATAACAACAGGAACTTCTAATACGGAGGCTCCGATGATTAGATTTAGTCCTGAAGGCCAAATATTTTTAAATTCAGGTGATATATTCATCGCGACTGACGATGGAGCGGATGACAGTCAGCCAGCAGTTCGAGGAGTAGATCTACAAACTTGGCTAGATACACTACTAGATGATTACTTAGCGCATACTCACCCGACTGGGGTAGGACCTAGTGGTCCTCCACTTCCTCCTACATCCGTAGACGCAGTTCCAGGATTAAAGGCTGATTTAACAAGAAATACGTTTTTACAAAAAGATAGATAATGACGATCGAAGAATTAATAGATAAATGGGGAGACCTTTATATTATTGAATCGCGAATAAGAGATACTGACTACGAATATGAGACCGGTTATCTTGAAAGACTTTCAACGCAAGAGAATAGATTTATCGAAGATCTTAAAAAAGCGCTTGCATATTATTATGATGGAGGAATTATAATTGATACTGGAAACAATAGAAGAAAAAGGCTCTCACTAATTGAAATTGATCAATATAACTGGGATTCTATTTTTATACGGGTGAACACTAATATAACATCTGAACCCATTCAACAGGTTAAAAATATGATTGATTTATTAAAAGATGCTGGAAAGAGATTAAGAGGGTCTTTTAGGTGGAAGCTTCCATCAAGAGTACTTGATGTTGGTAAATTTAAGGGTGAGTTTGTCGAAGACCAATTAATACCAGGATCTGATTTAAGAATTAAGTCAAATATAATACCACTAGACCCAGAGTGTCAGCCATATAAAAACCCTGATAAATTCTACGCAAGAACAAATTGGATAACTTCACGAAGAAGATACGAAAGATACGAAGTTAAGGAAGATTATAGTTATTATAATTACAAAACCGGAATGCAAGATATTAAAACCCGTCTTATAGATAGAACTACTATATTATACCAGTATAGGTTTAATTTAAAACAATTGGCTGCCGATTTAAGAAATACAACTAATGAAATGCGGGTAAGAATTAGTGGGATTGAACTTAAGGTAGGAAACCTACTAACCGAAACCCTAACTAACGATATTCAAATACCATCGGATCCTGTTGAGTTTGATAAAATAGTAGAAGATAATAAAAATAAAACAGCAGAGGAAATTGGAGATACTTTAAAGAGATCTGATTTTAGAACTGAGGGTAATGTTTCTAAATATAATGTAATTCCATACGAAAATGCAAGTTATTATGATAATGCATTTAATGTACTTAAAATTATGTACCAGGTTGATCTGGAAGAGGCAAGTAGTTTAAACAAAGAACAATCTGATATATATGAACTGGGTAGACTTTGAAAACGATTTATACGAGGCATTAAAAGCAAAAGTAACTTCTACCGATGAGCCTGCAGCTAGTAGAATAACCGAACTTACTACACTTGCTGAAGAAATAACTGAACTCTATCATAATACAGCAATTAGCGCTGTTGAAAGCGGACAACGCTCAATTTTAAACAAGGCTGCACTTGAGCCTGGAAAGGCAGCAATACAAAGTGCGATTGTTGGGTCTTTAAGTTTAATGTATAACTTAAACCTCAAGGCAAGCATCGCGACACTAATGCCAATTGGTCTAGCAACTGTAGCATACTGGACTCCTGCTATTTCACCTGGAATAATTAATCCCGCACCTCCTCCACCGCCACTTGTCCCAAGCCCCGGCTCTACTTTAGTATTTCCAGGAAATCCAGTGCTAGTTGCACAGGGATTTAAAAAGGCATACACTAGCTATGAAAACGAAACTGATTTTAATGTATCTCTTAGAAAATCTGCAGGAGATATAAGAACAGGGTTTGAAAATCATATGAATTCACTTGCAGGTCTATATACTGGTACCTCTCCAGTTCCTGCACCGGTAGTTATTCCATGGAATGGACTTAAGCCGGTTTAATAGATATATAATACGTAACACTTTTAATTTAAAAATAAATGACAGACAAAAAAAGAACTAGAATTGGGAACCAAAATCCTAATCCTACAACAAACCAAACGGTTGTAAAATCATCTAAAGAACCATCAGTTGATAAAATTGAAAATTGGCTGGACCCTAATGATGAATTCGACTGGGATGCATATGAAGCCACTTGTCCATCAAAAACAAGAAAACCAAATCCACATGTAAAAACTCAAAACGGAGACAAGGTATACTCAAGAGAATCTTATGCTCAAGAGTTATATGATGTATTTAATGGACATTCGACAACGCATAATGTAAGACCTAAAGTTAGTATAGGTGATATTGTTGAAGGTAAAATATTTGGAATCAGTGAAGAATGGATGACAGTTGATGTTAACTATCGAGAGATGGTTTACGTAAAGCTTTCAAAAGAACCTGCAAGCGTTTTAGAAGAATATAGAGCGGGCGATGTTGTTTCAGTATTAGTAACTGGACATGACGATCATTTTATTGGATCTATTTCCGGAGGAATGAAACAGAGAGTATTCAAAGATTTACAAGATGGTGTTGAAGAAGGAAATACAGCATGGGTTGGTAAAGTAACTCATATGATCGAAAACGGTGGTTATATTGTAAATATACAAGGCGTAGAATGCTTTATGCCAGGTTCATTAGCAGGAATTAACAAATTACACGACTTTAACTCAATTATTAATGAAGAATTGTATGTTGTTCCAGTTTCTTTCTCTGCCGAAAGAGGAACCATTGTTGTTTCACATCGAGCCTATTTAAAAGCTCTTATTCCTGAAGAGATTGAAAAATTAAAGGCAAATATTGAAGAAAAACAGACAGGATCCGTAACCGGAACCGCCAAGTACGGTGTATTTGTAGAATTTAACAATTGCTTAACTGGTATGATTCACGTAAATGATCTTGACGAAGACACTATTTCTAAATTCAAAGCTAGAGATATTAGACCTGGAGATCCGGTAGAATTTTGGATCAAGGACATTATTAGCAACTCTAAAATTACTCTAAGTCAAAAGGCAGAGACGATTGATAATCCATGGAAAGATATTGAAAAAAGATTTAAAGTTCCATGTAATGTAGAGGCCACAGTAAAAACTAAGAAAGACTATGGTTTGTTTATTACAATTGATAAAGGATTAGTAGGACTACTACATGTTAGTGAACTTGAGGACAATATAATGGATCTCTATGATTCTGGAGACAAGATAACAGTTCAAATTAATAGAATTGATAAGGACTCTCAAAAGATATTCCTTAAACTTCCTGTATAAATCAAAAATCCTTGATTGTGATATATACTAAACAGAAGTATAATATTATAATCATTGATGCAAACTTTAAACAGACACTCAAACTCAGACTCTATTCTCAACGCATCACAAGTTGGGGTAGAGTTTGAGTTTTATTCTAACCATAGCTTAGAAGAGACTCAAAAACAAGTCTCAACTCTACTTGGTCGTAAGATTCAATTAGAGGATAAAGCCCATTCTGATTTCCAGCCTGATGATAAGGTCTTTAAAATGGAACCAGATATGAGCGGCGGGAAAGGTCTAATAGAATTAGTAACTGGACCTATTCCATACAGAAATGCCAGAATCATGATTTCAAAGATGCTGGGATGGATCAACGAAAACGGTTACACTACTGACAGATCTTCAATACACCTAAACCTTTCTTTCCAAAAAGACTACTTAGAGGATAAGAATATGGTTTCTAAAATGAACACCTTAAAATTCATTCTTGAATTTAATGAGGACCAAGTGTATAAGATGTTTCCGAACAGAAATAATTCAATATATGCTAAGTCTATTAAGTGGATTACGCCTAAACATGAATCATTTTATTTTAATGAAGGTTCTTTTTCGATAAATAACTTTGATTTTCCAAACACTAAATATTACGGGATAAACTTTGATAAAAAAATAAAGAATTATCTTGAGTTTAGATATATTGGAGGCAAAGATTACGAAAAGAAAAAAGATCAAGTTTTCTATTTGTTAGATAGATTTATCATCCAAATGTGGAAAGCATGCTATCATACTGAGTTTACTGAGTCAAATAAACTAGAGCTTAAGAAAATCTTAAATAAAAATATTCCATTTCGAAATATTTTAAAAGACTATAAGGAAATTAAAAAATACTTTCCAGATATCGATATTATGGTAGACCTACAAGAGACTGAGTCTATTATAAAATTACATTGGGACAGAATTAAAGAAAGAGTGATTCAACTACTAATATTTGGAGGTCTTACGGAAGGAATAATTAATTATGACTCTGATTTGGGAACTGTTCAAATTAAGGATGGTAAATTTCCACTCTGTTATGAGATTAGAGGCTACGATTTGGTTGATTGTGAAATAAATGGGAATATCTTTGATTCAAACATATATTCATGCAATATCACAAATTCAACTTTAGAAAATTGTAATCTTTATCAAGGAACTAAAGTACACGAATCAAAGATTAAATCTTCATATGTTCATGGAAGCTGCGACGCTACGAATTGCTATGTTTTTGGAAGGGATGGAGTCTTTAAGGGTAAAATGGTAGGAGGAATCTTTAGAGAAGGATTTATTGATGATAATACAAGATTTGACGACACTGAAGTGGTTGTTAGCAAAAAAATAAATGCATAATAAAATGGGAGAAATCAGAAGTGGAAATAATAATGACTTAACATCGCCAAGAGAATTTGGTGATAATTGTCTTAATGCATTTCTAGACGAAATTGGAGATGAAATTACAGGAGCTTGTATGGTTCCGGTAAATCTTCCACAAAGAGAAATCTTAAATACTATTAAAAGAGCTAAAAAATGGTTCTATAAGAAATATGAATATTCAGTAACTGAGAACTTTTATCACATACCGAAGGATGTATTCTCGTCTGAATATTTTAAAAATCACCGAGCTCTTCACCTACCAGGTGCTAGAGAAGACGGATCAGGAGAAGTCTATTCGGTGTTTGGTCTTTGGGATCTAACAAGCGGATGGCAAGGCGGAGGAGGAGGAATGGATCTTCGCTTTGAAGGAGGAAATGACTTCTCTATCGATAAAATGTTATTTAGAGATGCTTATGAAGGGTCAGGTCCGGCTGAATTCGCAGAAGAGTTACAATACTATGTTGTTAATGCCTCACTTGTAGATATGGCTAGGCAGATCCTAGAGAATCCAATTTCATTCTCATATTCACAATTAACAGGTGAATTAAAGTTTATGGGAGACACCCCTAAAGGAGATGTAATATTGCAAGTTTATGAAACAATTAGCGACTGTGCATTATACAATGATGAAATCTTTTTTAGATATGTAAGCGCTAGAATTAAACAATCCCTTGGAGCCAAACTTGGAATCTTTAAGTTTGCTCTTCCTGGAAATGTTGACTTTGATTACGATGCGATTAAGTCAATGGGAGACGAAGAACTTGAAAAAGTAGAGGAAGAAATTAAAGGAGATGAAGGTGTAGACTGGATGTTCCATAGCTAAATGTAATAAATAGAATATGGAGTTATACATAAAAACCATAGATGATCCAAACTTTAACGGAACTGAGGTTCAAACAAAGGATGAGGTTAAGCAGCTTTTAACACAGATTGAAACTATTCTTTTTACGAATAAAGGAGAAGTGTTAGGCGATGTTGACTTTGGGTGTAGTTTGAATGATATGTTATATGAATTGAATGCTAATGAAGGCGTACTGAGAAGTGAAATAGAGTCTCAAATTTCTAGGTATTGCCCCTTGTCTTCAAAATATAAAGTTAAAACAGATATTGTGTTCGTAAGAGGAGAGATTAGAGATGAGGCATATATAGACATTACAGTCGATAATACATTTATAATATCATTGACTCCATAAAAAATTAAACCAAAGAATGGCTGAATTAAAATTCTTAACTAAAACTAGAGCAACTGCTCAACAGATCTTCGAAGACACTAGAACATATATTTCTAGAGTTTATGAAAGATCTAATACGCTGTTTACGAACGCCTCTCCTTTTGCTCAAATACTAAGAGTTCTTTCGGAGATTGGTGAATTAATACTATTCTATGTCGAAGATTCGACAGTTGAACAGAATATTTATACAGCGCAACAACCTGAATCAATATATGGTCTTGCTAGATTAACGGGACATGATCCTACTAGAGGCTTTTCTGCAACCGGTGAAATATCGATAAGACTAAATGTAGAATCAGGAGACTTCAATAAAATAGCCGGAGACGGAATTACTATCCCAGCAAATGCAGAATTAAAATTTGAAGCAAATGGACTGTCTTACATCTTAAGAACATCAAAGGATTACTTTAGAATAGGCAAAAATCAAAAAGAACAATTAAAGGCAGTTATAGTACAGGGTAAGGTAGAAACTCAAACTCTTACTGGGACTGGAGAGTCTTTTCAGTCTTTTAATATACAAACTGGAAAGACAGATCATAATATGGTAAAAGTTTCAGTTAATGGAGAACAATGGACTAAATTCAATTCAGTATATGAAATGAACGGAGGAGACCGAGGTTTTATTGTAAAGACTGGTATTAGTGGAGGACTTGACATCTATTTTGGAACTAATAATTTTGGAGCAATTCCACCACTAGGATCAACGATTGAAGTTGAGTATATTGTCTGTGACGGTGCAAAAGGAAACATTGAAGACGCAGAAGACTTAAAGGTTAAGTGGATTGATGAAGGAGAAGATTCTGCAGGTAACTTTTATGACTTAAATAAACTATTGACAGTTACCGTAACAAGCTCTCCTAAAATGGGAGCTGAGCCTGAATCTACTGAATTCACTAAACTAATTGCTCCGTTTGCTAGTAAATCATTTGTATTGGCCACTCCTGATAATTATGAGTATTTCCTATCAAGATATGGAATATTCTCCTATATTGATGCCTACAATACCAGCGATGACGGATATCTTGATGATGATAATATTGTCTATATTTTTGCGATTCCAGATATTAATAAGAAACTTGCGAAGAATCAAGACTATTTTTCGATACCACAGCAGGAGATGTTTTTTGACCAGACTGAATATGACAAAATGTATGAAGTACTACAAGAGAGCGGTCAGATGATGGTGACTAGTGAGGTTAAATTCGTAAGACCAAAAATTCGTAAATATGCAATCGATATTTCTATTAGATATTTTGAAGGCTTTAGCAAGGAGGAGATATTTAATGATATTAGAGGCGCTGTTTCAAATTACATGTTAAATATTACAAGAAGAGATAAATTACCAAAAAGTGATATTGTCTATATCTTAGAAGAGGTAGAAGGAGTAGACGCGGTTAACGTTCAGTTTAGAAGTGAAACCGAAGAAACTGCAAGGAGACTTGGTTATTATGAGTCAGTTACAACAACAATTGCAGCTCAAGAACCAGTAACTCTTGAAGATATTGGTAATGGTAAGCAAAAATACGTATTCTTTAAAAAGATAGAAGAGGTAGAAAAAGTTAATATTGCTGAAGGAGATCCTATTCCATATGACGTTGCAGGGCTAGACCAATGGGGAGACATTATTATGGAAAAAGAGGAGATTGCAGTTTTCAGAGGAGGTTGGCAAGATCGAGAAGGCGATGAAATCAAAGATGAACCCGCAATTAATGAAGAGGCAAGTCTTTCAGTTACATTTGATGAAACTCCAGTACCTAGAACAGTTTACACTAGAATTCAAGCAGGAAATAGAAAAGCACTATAATGGAATCTTTATTTAAGAACTTATTAAAATATAAACTAAAGAATCTTTATTCAGGCGCGAAAACCCGAAAGGATAATAGATTAAACACTGGGCATGACTATTCTAATAGTCTAATGCAAAATAACCTGTCTAGACATATCTTAAGGAATCAAACAATGACGGATTTTATTTCATTTCTCAATGACTATTTAACACACATATTAGATTCGGTTAAGAGTTTACAACAATGGAAAAATTACACCGTTAAAAAAGATAACAAAAACATTAGATAATGTACAACAACCTAAAAATATTTAAAGGCACAGAATACAACTTGAACGCGGTCCAAGATTCAAATGGAGTGTGGAATGCTTCAATTTATTTAGATGAGGTTTCTACCGGTCTTTATGAGTCTGCGAATATTTTTATTTTAGAAGAGGTTGTTTCGAATAGTAACATATATCTAAATAAGCCAATTTCAGAATCTAATACAAGTACCCGTTTTGAATTTGAATGGGACATTAATATCTACGAGAGTGAAGATATTTTAATGTATGGCGCATCATTAGAAAATGGCGTTATTAAAATAGATGAAAAGAAAGGTCAATCGATAGATATTGTTGATTCATCCGTTTCTACCGGAACTGTAAACGACCTAAAAGAAGTGTCGAGCATAGATAACGAGGCAGTTCAAGTAAACATAGCTCTAACATCTCAAGACGAAGGAAGGCATCAGAGAACACTCCTGGTTTATGCAAATGATGGTGTTGATAAAATACTCATCGCTAAACTACTAGTCTACGGTGAAGTCGTGGGTGAAGACGAGAGGTTAAAAATATTGTTGCAAAACTTTGGAGCATCTCTTGAAGCTGAAGACTTTATCTTATTTAAAGAGCACGATATTACTGAAATGTCGCCCGACTATATTCTATTAAACCAAAAGAGGAGAGAACTTTTGTTAGAGATGTCGAACATTAAGCCTTTTATCGGAACATATAAAGCCGTACTAAATGCAATTGACTTCTTTGGCTACAATAATCTAACTCTAAAAGAATATTGGCTAAATATTAATACAGGAAGCAGTTCTTTCGGAAAACTTCAAGCAATTCCAGTAGCTAATTCAAGTAAATATGGAGAGGCTATTAGAAAGGGAATGACTATTGAAATTCCAAATAGTAACCTTAAAAAGACAAGCAGATTTAGTTTAGTCTATAAGATTAATACCCCAAACGGAGAGGTTGACGAGTGGGACATACCTAAAGTAGATGAAGTATTTGACTTTACCCCAGAAGAGGTATTGATTAAGCTATATGGATTAAAAAGAAAGCTGCACAGAGAATTCTTGCCAATGAGCGCAAGAATTGTTGATATTACAGGTGAAGGTGATTTCTTTGCTCAAAAGAATCAAAATATTTGGAACAATCAAAACCCGATTACTTTTATAACCGAAGGTATTGATATTAAATATGAAGAATTTCCTATAAATAGAAGTCTTTTTGTAGAGGATGTTTCATTAATACTTAAGAAGGTTTACAATCCGAATCAGCTTCCAACAGATCTAGTTGATCCTGGAACAGGATACGAAGATACACAATCAATTTTGAATACTTCGTTTGAGGACTATGGAACTCTATCATCACAACAATTAGAAGACCTAAGAGAGGCAATCACTCTTTTCTATCAGACATACTACGATCAACCGCTAGATACTTTCAATTATGACATAGACGGAAGTACAAGCGTTCCTGTAGGTTGTCCTATTATATTAGATGGCGAAAAAACTTTTGATACAACATGGGATTCGGCTGAATTTACATGGTTAGATGCAATAGATCCACAAGTAACTTGGAATTCTTGGTGGAAAAGATGGGTATATGAAATTGAATGGATTGTTACAGGTCCTAGAGGATGGTCAGGTACTTTTAGAGGACCAATTGCAGACTATTTAAAGTTTCCAATCTTCTTACCACATGATGGTTCATATTCTGTTGAGATGAGAACGTATGACCTGTTTGGACATAGATCTTATGATTTTAAAAAGGACATGATCAACGTTAATCTAAAAGAGATTGAATTGTATGGTCTTTATAAAAGAATTGGTAAAAATTCTTGGGCTGATAGAGAATCAATAACATGGAAAGACGCCGGTGGAGTTTGGGATCTTCCATTTCAAAATGATATACAATTCGAAGACGTTCCAGCAAGTTGGTACTTAGGACTTGACAGGGCAAATTATATCCATGATGAATCTGAAGGAATTAACTTTTCTACTGTTTCTAGATATACTGATGATTTTTCAGAAACTGGGTATAGTGAAACTGCTGGGCCATATAGTTGGTCTAATTGCGATTTTAGTTGGAATTGGACCGATCAATTATGGTGGGACGGAACAAGAATAGGTTCAGATATTGCTGCCTCTTTCTTAATACAAGACGTTCAAAATGGATCAGTATTAACGATAGATCACATGGATCCTGTTTTAAATACTATATTAAGTTCTTCATTAACGATAACATCAAGTACTCCTACCAGTTCTACCGATGTTGCTGGTTGGCAGTCAATAACAGACGAACTTAATGGTTCAACTGATCCAATAATATCTAAATTTGTTTATAATCTAGTAGTTAAAGAGTTAGACACTCCGCCGGCTGATGAGGTATTATATATAATGGCAGTAGGTAAGAGATACTCTAGATCTTTTGATTTCGAGACAGTTTCAATAACAAACGGATTAGTAAATGGTAAAACACACCAAGTATCTTATAACCCTACGTTTGATGACACTGAAATTTATACATCTTGGAGAAGTGTTAATCGATCAACCCATATTACGTTTTGTGCAGAGAATTCAAAAATGCCAGGCATGAAATTAAAGCAATGGAAGATTACAAATAATACTAATCCTGAGAAAAGTGATATATATTATGGTGATATGGTGTTAACATATCTTTTTAAGCATCCTGGAGAGTATACAATCTCATTGGAAGTTGAAGATACTAATGGAAACACTAAATCAGTACATAGAAACATGCTAAAAGTAAACTAAATAAATATAAAGATGGCAAACATTACAGAAATTTTAGGAACAGATTCACTATCTGGATCTAGAACAACAATCAATAGTAATTTTACAGTAATCAATGATGAGATTGCTGATATTACTGCTCTTATCGACCCAGTAACTTCAACTATTACGGGAATTGATAGTATCTCGGCACAGCAACTTACATTATCATCAGTTGTAGGTAACTTAACAACTCAACTTTTACAAGTTGACTCGAGTGCTGCTGTTTTTGGAGTATCTTCAACATTTTCACAGAACGTTGAATTTTCAAGAATGGTACAAAAGAATGGTTATATTGGAAGTATAACCGCACCAAGTCAAGCTGCAAGTCCTGATCTTTCAGGAGGTAACACACTAATAACAGATCAAGCTAGTATTACATTAGGATCTGGAGGAGATGGTCAGGAGGTAACAATTATTTGTAAAGCTTCTGGAGGAACAAACATTTTAGGTACATTGTCGGTTGCAAGTTTAACACTTGATGGTATAAATTCTTCAGTTACGTTAAAATATTTTAGCGGGGACGGCACTTGGTATATTATCGGTTCTCATGAAATTACATTTTCGGTTAATGCATCATTAGGTGGTGGAGGAGAAGAATCTTTACTTGGAGCGTAAGAACTTAATAAAATTATTTACAATAAAATCAAAATATAGATGGCAACACCATTAGTTAGAATACCACAGCCCCAAGGAGGAACAATGTATGCCTTTGCTTCAGCAGCAAGGGACATTACTAGAGCTTTTAATAACCCAGACCTTAAGTTTGAGTTCAGCAGGTATGCACTATTGGATTTGCCTGACTTTACAACCTCAGTAAACGGATCAAATACAATAAACTATTCTCTATTAAAAGATACTTCGGGAGCTAATTATATTCCCTCTGGAAATGGAGCAGGAGTTGATTTAGCACAAACATTCCAAAGTTATGCTCTTAACGCAGAAGAGCTTTTATTACAAGACGATGATTTTGATCCAGTTCTTTATAAGTCAGACGCTGAAAAACTTTTCTTTAAATGGTTAAGTTCGACTGGTGCAATTAGATTCAGATCTGCAGATTCAACAGAGAGTAACGTTGGAAACTATTCTGAAGATCCTAATTCTGAACTGACAGGTCAAGTTTATGATAGAGTTGTAAAATATTTAGGAACGATCGATGCTGAGAACGATATCGCATACAAGGGTAACGCATATCATGAGGTTTATATTAATGTACCCTCTTCAGCAGGAACAACCCCAACTGTATTGTTTGAGCCATCCGATTACAATACAACAGCGAATAAATTATTTGCAGACCCACAGCGGATCGAAGGTAGAGAAGATCAGACACATCCAGATCCAAGCCTAGACTTAAATCCGGTTGTTGATGAATTTAATGCTTCTACCGGCCCATATTACGATATTAATACGAACGGCACAAATTCAGTTGGTATCGACTGGGATGTGCAATCATATCGAGGAATAACTAACGATTCTACAGTTAAGAATTTTAACGACTATTCTAAAAAAGGACAAGATTTTAGATTTAATGCAGTCCTTGTATATTATGATCTGTATAGTTCTTCGATTCCTGCAAGAAGGTCAACTAACCTATATGGAATTTTAATCTTGGACGATGTTAAGAGTTTAGGAGGTATTGGCTCTAGAATACATGAACAAATAAAATATAAGCCAAACGAGGTTACAGGTCTTAATGGTAATGCATACTCATTAAAGTTAAATATTAAATTTAACACATCTCTTGATAACGTTGGAGTTGAAACGAATGTAAATGATTTTACGACGTTTTCAATGGATCTCTTTATGGATACGACGACACTTCTTGAGAATTCTGCTGAACTTTTAATAAGAGCGAACGATAGATATGGAAACATCTCTAAGAGACTAGATGAGATGGAAAGGCTTGTTTTATCTTCAGAAACATCCGAAGATTTAGAAGCAAGGATTAAAGAGCTGGAAGACGACTTCCAGAATACTTCTGCTCAACTACAGGACTCTGACTCTCTGTTGAAATTGATAACTAAAGCGCATGATAAGCTTAACTCTCTAATTGACGGAACAATACCTGTAGAACTACAATATAACACAGACGTATTATATGATGGATTAGGAACTGAAATTGATAAGTCTGTTCCAAATAAAATTAAAGTAAATAATACCGTAAAAGGATATAACAATCTCAATATTTTTCTATGGGATCTTACTTCAAAAACAAATTCTGGTTCTATTACAAAAACATCACAATTCGATATTAATGATTCAGGAGCAGGTCTAAGTCAATATGGAGTTTGGAGCAGGTTGAAGCCATTTACAAATAGAATTAGTTTTATCGATAAACTATCAACGAGTGTTGCGAATGATGACCTTAATATATACTTAGATGATTCAATTAATTCTTGGAGTGAAGGGCAAATTGTTAGAATTTCATTCGAAACAATAGATATGAATGGCAATAATATTAAAATTCATACTAGAACTTCCGGAGGATACGACATACAAATAGCTGACATCATTCCAGCAGAATTAATTACAAACAAACCTTACATCGAAGTTATATGTATAAATCCGGTAACTTACGAGTTTGAAGTAGACATTATTAGATAATATGAACACAAACAATTCAATGTCATCCGTTATCAAGCAATTGCTTGAAATTAATGTTAATTCTCTTAAAACATTTGAGAGAATAAACGAGGCTGTAACAACAGATAAGCAAACAATTCCATTAGAACTTTTAACCTCTGATGGGACTCAAACTGTATATGTTCCATCCTTTGGCTACATGAAAAGAGAGCTTGAAAGACTAGATCAAAACGTAAGAGCACTTACAGATCTAGGTGATGGGACTTCAAAGGTAAAGTTAGCAGACGGAACATATCAAAGAATATACACAGGAACATTAAAGGGTCCTGCAAATGACATTGTTAATGTTAATAGACCTGTTAATTTTGGAATCAAATCAAACTATTTCTTTGAAGATTTCTTAACACCACTACTAACAACAAAATTTGATGTTAGCAATCAAATAAGTGCAGATACTGAAAGGGTTTTAATTAAAAGATATATCATTGATAATACTTTTGATTTTGCTAAAGAATTTTTCGACACTGAATATAAAGGAACTGATGGAAACGACTACAATGAGTTTATATCTAATATAGCCTCAAACAATATTCCATATTACGAAGATGAGCAAGTAAGAGATTTGCCATATAGAAACACACAGTATTATGGTACTTTTGATGTTGTTTCAATTGATAATATTCAAAGAACAGAGGTTGAAACTGCAGCATTAGAATCTGTTTCAGTATCGAAGAATGCTAAATTTTATACATTAGACCAATTAACATATACTGACTCTAATAAAGACCTAAAAAATACTGAGGTCTTAAAGGTTGGTGATGAACTAATGGTTAATAGTGGGAATAAGAGTACTAAATATCTCATAAAAAATATTAATTCATCAACTAGACAGGTAGAGCTGCAGTTAATGCAAGGATATGAGCCTATTAAGATAGGAGCTGATTCATTAAGAATTTATAAAGGAAGTCAAATCTCAACAGAAATAGAGATTAATGTTGGATTTAATGAGAGTATGGTTGTATTCTTTAAGTCAATAGACCCTGAGTCTAGTATACTTTCAGAAAATTGGTCACCAGGTGTAGCAATATACTCAAATGAACTTACTACAATACTAGAGGATGGTGTAGAGAAAACGCTCGCTGATTATTATAGAGAAGAGGTAGCTGACTTTGGTCAATTTATTAAAGCCTTAAAGGAAGATGCAATTCCACCTGCGACTCTTGGACAAACACCTAACTCTCCTTTAATCACCGATGAAAACTTTCAAGTAGTTCAAATAAATACACACTTAACTGAAAATGATGCAATCAATAAAGTTAAAAAGCTAAGCTCAGATAAGATTGCAACTGAAGAAACTCTTAAGAAAATTGACGATACAATCGTTAAGAAGAGATCATCAGTATCTACTAAAAAGTATAAGTCATTGATTGAACGCGATAGAGATAGAAATGAACTTACGTCATTGGTTGATAACAGATCATCACAGACTAAGTTATATGCTTCTCTAGTTAACCAAATTAGAAGCGTTGCAAGCGATTCGCAAATTACAGCAATAACTCCTAAGTTTAGAATAAGAGGCTTTTGGCCAATTCCTGAACCAAAGATTGTTGCTGATACGATTCCGCAGTCAGTTGTTCAGTTTATTATTCAATATAGATACTTATCGACTAGCGGTAAGAGTTCTAAGATTGAGCAAATTAAATTTAATGATGGTAGCACTGAAAGGACTGGGGTATTTACAAACTGGAATGAGATTAAGTCTGGAGTAAGGCAGAGACTTAGAGACGCAAACACTGGTAAATTCTACTGGGCTGAAGGTTCAGTAGAGGATGGCCAAGAGGTAAACTTTAATCAGTTAGATATTCCAATACAAAAGGGTGAAATTGTTGAAGTTAGAGTTAAATCAGTCTCAGAGGCTGGATTTCCTTCTAACCCAATTACCTCTGAATGGAGTGATGTTGTTAGAATATCATTTCCTGAAGGAACGCTAGACACTACTGAAATATCTACACTAGTTACTTCAAATGAGACAGAATCTGCAATCGTAAGAATTAATGAAGAATTAGAATCAAAAGGAGTTTATACGCATATTGATGATTCATTTATTGCAAATGAAAAGTACTTTGCGCATACTTCTAATACTATTTCTTCTGGATTCCTTTCTCCTGAACAGACTCCAATTTCGTTATTTGATAAATTAACTGATCTAACAAATCAAGTAGCGTCACTACAAGAAACTCTTTCTGGAATTAAAGGAGAGCTTTCAGTTAAATTAATAAGCGAAGAAGGAACTACCATTAATATCAATAAAAATACTAACAATAAGGTATTTGCCGGATATTATACAGAAGAAGTTGCAGACCTTACCGTTAAGAAAGGACACATTGTTACCAAGACGTTTAAATTACTTCTTGAAAACACAAACGCAACTCAATTAGAATTAATTGCTAGAATCGTTGGTGATAGAGATTTACCAGCATATAAGTCATCAGCATCTAATCCTTCTGGTTTTGGTATAGATCCTACATCTATCGGAATTGCTAGCAAGGTAATCGATGATACCTATTACACAACTGAAGGTAAATATGATTTAGTTCCTATTCAATACCAGAATTTAACAGCAGGTGAAGAGGCTGAAACTTTTGCTGGAGCAACATTTAATTATGGCGCGCCATATCAGTCATCACAAAGAAGAGGTCAATTCATCTATTCTAGATTTGCTGACATTGCAAATGATAGAGAACTTTATATGGTTAATCAAATACCTACAAGCCCTACAAATGACATCTTTGATTATGAATATGGAGTGTCGTACGCTTCTCCATTCAGTACACCAACAAATAATGCTACAGGTTCTGATTATATATGGAATGGTACCTTTGGCGTAAACGGTGATACTGCGCCATATGACCTATCTGGAGCTTTTAGCGGTACTATTGTTGATGCAATATCAATATCATCTCTTACAAGTGTAGTATATGATACTGGATTATTTTTACATAAAGATCATCCAGATTTAGAAAATTTATATACTTCATATGTCTCTTCTGCTTCCAGCTCTTCTGCGGTTACAGAAGCAGAAATGAACGCAGCACTTGATTCAATAAATAATAGTGCCCTGTATACAATGTCAATTCCTGCTACTTATGAAGGAGACGCAACGGACGGAAAAAAACAATTAGGCTACAGAAGTACTGATCTAAATAATGGAGCAGAGACCAGAACCTTAAAGATGTCTTTCGACGCAAACGACCAATATCTATTAGGCGGTAATTCATGTGGTTCCTATCTTTTCTTAAGTCCAATTAATACCGATTCATTCTTAGTTGATGGAGATAATAAATTCGGTAAGAAATATGTAACAACTGGAGAGACCAATGCAGTTTCAATAGATGTTGTATTCCAATATAGAATGACAGACTATGCTGGTGATAACCCAGCAAGTGATACTGGTAGAGTTGGTGGAATAATTGGAACTAATCTTAGTAATTTAACATATGCTAAGAGAATCGGAATTGATGTATTTGACTCGGACGGAGAACAATTTTCATTTGATTTAGAAATATTTGCTAAGTACAAAGCAGCAGGTTCTAACAAGAATTCAGTTAGAGCGGCTCAGCTTTCTATCTGATCGACGGCTTTCGTTGATATATAGTATAGTACTACAAAATAATATTTTTAGTTGAATGGCATTTAGCACACTTATATACTATAAACAGGACCAAACTCCATCTTCATTATGTCAAGATCCTCATGATGTTCCCGTTGGATTAACACAAGCAAGTGGAGATCAATACATTGTCTATTACAATGAAACCCAAGCAATATCAGTTGGCTTGGGAAATAATGCTACACTATCTGAACTTTCCTCAGAAGGAATTCAAATATTGGCAGACACTTCTGGATCGTCACCAGTACCTCCAGGATCATATGCATCTGGACCGTTTGATGGTACTCAGATATCTGACACCGTTGTATTTGATCAAAATTTAACACAGTCAACGACAACAACATGTCCAGTGACCGCAAGTATTGTTGGATTTAATACTTCTTCAGGCAGTGTTACTGAAACTAATACAGCATTGCCAGTACCAATTCCAGTATCTTTACAAAACTACCCAAATTCTGACGTTACTGTAAGCATTGCACTAGACTCTGGAGCAAGCACTGTAGAGCCGGGAGATATTACAATATTAATTGGGACATTAACGTTTGCAAATGAAGGTCAACAGCCATTCCTGGTTCAACTTAACCCAGATGCTGGAAGTGCTAATGAAATTGCTGTTTTTAACCTAACTGAAACTTCTTCGACCGGAGCAATTTTAGGTATTTCTACATTTACTCTAAATATAGTAGATGATGAGGGTTTAACTTCGCCTAACGGAAACAGCATAATCAATGTATATTATAAGAGCTACGATACAATAAATACACTCTATAATAAAAACATGTGCGCAGGAGGACATGAGGTCCTAACTGACATTAATGGAACAACTGGTGATTCTGGAGATATAAGTGGACAGTACAAGTTATATTATGACAGTAGCTTTGGTTCCGGATTAAGTTTAGATTACATTAAAACGAATGGAATTCAACTTTCTGTAGACGACGCACTTTTAGGTGTTTTTCAAAGAATTCCAAAGGCTGGATATATTTCTGAAAATCCATTTGATGGAAGTCAAGTAGGTACATTCGATAATTACTATATGGAATTTGGATTATTAGGAGCAAAGTCATCGTGTACTGGTAATGGGAATGCGAACCCTACTACAAAATCATTGAAGGTATATGCTAGCCCTGCTGAGATGAATGATTTAGATGGTCAATATTGCTTACAACCATTTGAAATTACTCTATACTATCTGTATAATGAAGAATTTTTAACACTTGAAGAGTTAATATACCAAACAACCTATGGCGATGCGATTAGTGTAGACGTTTACTTTTCAGACAAATGTCCTCCACCAAACCCTGCACTGATCACAGATCCTGCGCAACCGTTTCCAGGTGGAGATCCTTTAGACCTACTAGACGGAATCGGAAGATCTATTTACGTTGGTCAAGATTTAACAAGCTTTTATCTTTTAGATGATACTGGAAATTGGTTCCAGTCTCAATCTGGTAGTTTTCAGTACGGTTCCTTCACTTCCGTACCGAATACAGATCCAGTAGTCAGCCCTTCAGCATGGCAGCCTTGGGAATGTAACCCTATTGACCCTTCAGTTAGTCAGATTAATTTACAATATGCTACTACTGGAAGTCAATATTGTTCAAACCCAACACTGACAACTTTCTATTACTTTAATGGAAAACTACCGCTTACATTCCAACAAATATTATCTGTTGGAATTCCACTATTTACCGATGAACAAAGCGCTATTGATTATTACTATTGTAATTCAAACGTTAGTAATCTAGCACCTAATGGATTTTACGGTGAAGGAACATTATATTATTATGAATTTAATTCTTCTGCTATAGAAGATAATTTAAGCCCGTGGTTACCAACATCAACATGTCTGTTTACTAATCCTACGCTAAGGACTACATCTATTAAAATACCAACGTGTGATGTGCCAAGTGCTCAGCTTGCAATTTGTGAATATCCGTTAGAAGAAATTGCGGTATATTATATTGCTGGTGTAAATCTGACGTTACTACAAATAGCGCAAAATGACGTCGATTTATATACAACACCGGACGGAGCATTGACGGCTGATAATTCTAAGTTAATACTTGGAAACAGTGCGTTAATACAGGCTAAGGCCGGTTCTGGCGACACGAGTATTGATCAGGATGAATACTTTGAATATAAAACACACACTAGTGGACATATATGGAGAGGTGGTAATGAAGAAACAACCGCAGGAGGAGTCAATACATCAATGAATCCTATACCATGTGGTAATGTTATCAGGCCTAATATTAACCTAAATGAAGAAATAAGCGACGGCGGACTTAATACGTTCTATGTTTTTTATTCTTGCAAACCTTCAATTCCAAGTCAGAGCTCTTATGGATTTTATAATTATGAATTCTTCTTAGTTGATGGTTTACATAGAACTGGAGAGAATAGTGCAATTTCGGATCTAATAGTTTCAATGAAAAACAGTGGAAAGAGGGTTATATCCGGAGAGATTAAAGGATCTTGTCAGTGTATAGAGTATGTTCATACTTTAAATACGGCAGATATAGGAACTGCTCTCTCGTTTTTATCTAATTACTACCCAAACATATTCGATGTTAATCCGGCTGATATTGGGATTGGAAGTGAACAACTTGTTAAGATGTATTCAAACTGTGTGGATTGTGGAGATGATAATAACGCCACATTGTATCAAATGCCTGAATACGATACTCCCGAAATTTTAGATCCAGGTCCGAATATGGATATCGAAAAGAATTATAAATTAGATAATGTTTCTAAGCCTTTACTTCGTACAAATCCTAAATTAAGTACAAACGTTAAGCTTGTAGTTGATAGTAGTGACAACATATATCTTGATTCTTTTAATGCAAATCAAAATCTTTCAGACTCAAAATATAAAAGATATGAATTGAGTAAAGATTCTAGCTATGCATATGATCTTTCAAGATATTATAATAGCAATAATACTCCAATTGATTCAACGTTCGAAGTACTTAGAGAGTACTCGGATCTGTCGGTTCACGATCAATATAGAAAACAATTAGAGGAAGAATATCAATACGGAACTAAGTTAAATGACTCTAGGCTATATGATGAAGAGTACAGGATGTTGGCTCCTATTTGGCTAGACTTAAACGTTCCTAAGAAATTTGTAATCTACCGAGTTAATGACCCTAATCCTGAATTAAGTTTAGGTGATGGTGCTAGCGATAAATTAACTAGAGTTCTTGAGCTTGTTAAAAACTCAAAAATAGTTAAAGTATTTGATTTGTCGAAACAAAGTTCAATTGGTAAGTATATAAGGTCTCACGTCCAAGATGAATTCTTCCCAAGCTCTTCATTAACAATCACAATGGAAGAAGGAGAAAAGTCAACATTTAATGGTATTGACTTAATAAAGGGTGGATTTGTAGAAAAGAGCGAATATATCTACAATGATTTTGTTAGAAGTGACCTTGCTATACATGACGCAAACGACTTTATAACAGATGGTTTTAGAAGAAATAAGGTTGCAAGCGCAAATTTAATTAACCTTGAATTTATGTTCGACGATCCGAGTGCAGAGGACTATTCAGTCAACAGATACTTTGGTCTCTATGTCGACGATTTTGAGTCAGGCGTTGGTGAGGTCGCGTACACTCAAAATGGAATTGTTAAGTTTGGATCTATTGAATCATATATGGGAGGTAGCGATACAACATATGCTATTCCAGAATATAGACTTCTTACTGAAACAGGTCTACTAGCATTTGCTAAGATCAGAGAAGAATTCTATACACTAGATCCTTCTAATAGTTATGATGCCAAAAGATTTAATGTGTCGATAAATGCAACAAGCGAAGAGGTTCAATCTAAATTGGGAGTCGTTAGTAAAGGAGAAAGTGCAAGTATTATTAGTAATCTAGATGCTGACTCTGACTATATTAAGTTTAAAATAATTAATACACCTGAGACAAACGACGTCGTAAAGATTTCGATGATTAAAAAGGAGTCTGTTAGATTTAAAGTAATAAAAAACACTCAAGGAGAAACTATAAGAATTGAAGATTTCTTAGGATATTATGTTGAGTTTGACACGGGTACTGATGGAAATGATACTTGGAATAATCTAGCTACCAGATGGACAGATATTGAAAGCTCTTTAAATGGCGGCACTATTGCAAATCCTCCAACACTAGATGAGATTAAATTCTACAATAGATATGATTTAAGTCTAGAAACAACTTTACAAAATAATTCAGTCGTATTTACTGAAAGAAGTTCTAATTTGGTAGATAATCAATTGTATGTAACCTCTACAGGATCTACTATAATTGCAACCGATGAGATATATACTAATGTTGACCCTCTACTTGGTAATTTCTTTGCCGATGGAACAGGAGTTCTTGGAAAAAAGAAGTTTAC